AACAACGCTACTAGTTTCTACACCTGACGCTTGTTGCAACCGGGATAAACCTTAAACACATCGCCAGCTTGCGGCGGGTAGGGCAGGCGCAAGGCAAATTCAAACGTATTGCCGTTATGCGCCTTGACCGTCCTGCTCAAGCCTGCGTTTCGCCCGCTCGTGAACTTAATCACGCCCTGCGAGAACCACCCGTCAGGTTGCGCCAGATTGTGTTTCAGCGCATTGCCTGTTTGGCTGTTTTCGGTTACGCGACCGTCCACCGTGAATTTCTCACGGTTGACCTTGCAGCCCTCGTCATAGAGCGTTCTCATACAGCCCGCCTGATAGATGTTGCGCGGGCTAGAGACGTTCAAAAGCTCGATGTCCGATTTGACGTCAACCTTTACAGACGACCTGCTGCCCGACACATCCGACACGCGGCCGGAAAAGATATTCACAGCACCAACGGGACGAAGTTCGGCAAGCGAACCGACCACATCAGCAGCCGAACGCAAATCTACGCCCGAAATCCTAATGGAATCAGACGTTTGGTATCGCGCCTGTATAATCAGGCTGCGTATTTCCTTGACCGTTTTACCTGCGGGGATTGCGTGTTTTGCCGAAATGCGATCAGACAGCGTTTTTGTACTACCGTTGACCGCATCTTCATACCAGCAGCTAAAATAGCCGACGGAATTGTCCGTATAGGTAACAGACAACTCAGCACCGATACGCGGATAGGGCTTGCCGTAGATTGACGTTGCGTTTTCAAGCGCAATATCACATGACAAAACAAACTCATTCGGCAAATCGCCACGAACTTGTAGCGTTTTGGTCTCGGTTCGATTCACTCCCGAAACTTCCAAAACCGCTCCCGCATCTTCGACCATGTTGCCGATAGATGACGCACCGGCGCCGAAGAATACGCGGTCAATCTTGACCCGTGCGCCATCCAGTACGCCGCCCAAAGCAGCTTCCGCCCATTGCAGTCCCTCAAGCCTGTAATCAGGGTCGGAAGCGATTTGCAGTGCGTTGGAATCCACGTCCAAGCCGACAGCGATACGGGTCGCCCCGCGCTTGATAATCAGCTTATGCGCTTCGTAGGTCTGCCCATCCCAAACGACGGGCATATCTGCGCCCGTATGTCGTAACACCTGACCGCCTGAAAGCGTGATGGTGTATAAATCCGCCATTTGAAACTCGTCGTTACCGTGCAGTAAGTCAATTAGTTCTTTTGTCGCTGTCTTCATAACTTCACGCTCGTAAACTCAATCTTTTTGGCTGCCCATAAGCTGCCCAAAACGTTTTCAAAATCCACTGTGTCAGATGTGAATCTCACGCGGAAATAAAAACCGCCCGTCCATGTAATCGGACGACCCGGCGTTTGCGGCGTGTTGAAAACCAAAACGCCCTTGTCGGTAACGGAATAATCGCGCCCATACGTCAACGCTACGCCACCCACTTTGACGGCGGGCCGTTCCTTGACAGCCAAGACAGGCTCGATGAAACCGCCCATAGAACGGACAAGCTGATAGCGCGTAACGCCTTGCACCGTGTTTCCGATGGGCTGGTCGGTTACGGCGTTGTCGGCCGGGTCTTCGTAAAGGAAACTTTCAAAGCTGCCTTTGCGGGCGTTGAAGAATCCCGCCAGTTTTTCCAACTCGTTTACGGACGCTTTTGTCCGCAGCACCTCAAACGACAGCGAAAACCGCCATTGCGGGTAAGTGTAGTAGGCGGTTCGAAATTCACGACCGCTCGCTGATTTCTGCGTCCCGGTACTCCATACCGCAGTTTTCTTTCGCCCCCACTTTAAGCCGGGAAACGTGGGGAAAATTGCATTGCCCATTTAGATGATTCCTTTCGCTTTCAGCAAGGCGTTAAATTCGTCCTCCGGTAGTTCGTTACCGCCAAGCATACCGATGGCTTCGGCTTCGTCCGCTTCACTTTGCGCGATGCCTGACGACGGCTTGATGCCCATGTACGACGCTACCAAGATATGCACGGGCGGGTGTTCGCGCCAATACTCGTTCAAATACTGTATGCGCGGCAAATCCAAGTTTTCGGCGACGTAGTCCCACGTCCAACCGGTAGAGGCACAGACGTGGGCAATCATCGCGCCGAAACTTAGTCCGCCGCCTGAACTTCCCCCGCTTGTGCGGCTTCCTGCTCTTTGCGTTTCAGACCCGATACGTCCATCACGGCGGCAAATACGTCGCCCATGTTGGCAATATCAATCAAATCGGCGACCTGTTCGCGCGTCATATCGGGATAATTTCGCTTCAGCGCGGCATGGGCGCAATCAATAACGGTGGAGATTTGTTTGGCGTCTTGGACGTTGCCGTCAAATGCGCCAATGCGCTCTTGTAACTGTTCCAGCGCGCCAAGTGCGATAGGTGGGATAACGTAATTTGTGCCGTTCAGTTCAACGGTTACGCCTTTAATTCGTACTGTCATTTTCGCTTCCTAAATTCAGGTCAAATAAAAAGACCGCCCTTTCGGACGGTCTGCGTGATTACTCTTGGATCCACAACGTACCGACTTTAAAGCCCGCTTCATCGGTTTGCGCCGTGAAGTCGATTTCAGGGACGGAAAAGTCATCGTTTTTGGTTGAGAACAAGCCCAGTTTACCGCTGGTTACGCTTTCCAGTTCCAACAGGGCTTTTTTGCCCTTGAACTGCGTGAGGTATTTCAGCTTAAATGTCGGCGTATTGCCCATCGCCAAGTTAGTCAGTTCAAGTTTCTTGGCTGACGGCATGGTTTGGGTGTAGGTAAAGCTCGGATAGACGGTTTTGCCCTTATCCGCTTCGGCAAAGGTGTATAAGCCTGTCGCAGATACCATGTATTGACCGGCTGTCGGATTGCTCGCCACTTTGATGTATGCCGTGCCGTCGCTACCCATCACGCCCGCATCCTCAACAAAGCGTCCACCGTTAGGGGCGGTTGCTTGGACGGTATATGCGCCGCTTGCTGGAATCGCTTTGCCCGTAACATCCGCCCAGAGTGCTTTCATGGTACCGGTTGTATATTCTGCGCCGAAAAACAGGGTATTCAGGGCGAGACCGTTAATCAGCGCGCCTTTGAATTTACCTGACACTTTGACCTTGCCTTGTGCAACCGCCAAAGCAAAGCGGTTTTGACCGTAGAACTCTTTCAATTCCGCCGATAAATCGACGGACATTTCCTGCAAGCCCATGATTCGCACGGGCGTTGCGTTCTGTACACGGTTGCCGTAGGCATCCGTAATCATTTCGGCGAACACTTCGCCGCTACCAAACGTCAACTGCATGACATTTCCTTTCAAAAATAAAACCGCATTACGCGGCGCAAATCATAATCGGGATAATACAAACCGCCTGCTCGCCAAGCGTTCCCTCGTCGGTTTCGACCGTACCCTCGACGCGGCAATACTCAACATCCGCGCCATCTACCACCAAAGCCGTCTTACCCGTGATAGGGTGGACGGCGTTCACGGTATTGCACACCGCGTCAACCAGCGGATTCATGATAGGCGCGGGCGGTTCGCCTGACGTTTGGACGTACAGATACACATCGACGCGCAAAATCCACTTGGTTTCCTGCCCGGTCAGTGTTACCGCCTGCATATCGCCCTGCGCCATGAATAACGCGGGCTGGTCGTAGCGTTTCACGTCGTTCCAGTGCAGCAGTTTGCGGCTCTTGGTAACAAAGCCGTCCAATGCGTCCAGTTTCGCCCACAGTGCGGAATAAATCGCTTCACGGTTCATCGCAATGCCCCTTTAACAGAGTTTCTCAAATCGGCTTCAATCATCGGCTTCATATCACGCAAAGCAGACCGCAGGAATGACCGTTCAGGCAGGCGAACATTGCGGGAATGCGCGCGAACCTGAACGTATCGCGGCGATTTAAGCGGCCGCCCAAATGCCTGCCGAACCTGACGCAAAGATGCCTTGACGTTTACCGTCCCCGCAAAGCCATATTCGTGCGCCTTGCCGTAGCGGACGTTGGTGTTTACCTCGCCGATTACCGCGCCGCCCGTGTTGGTTACGCGCTGGTGTATCGACCGACGCAGATTGCCCGTCCGTACATTCAGCACCTGACCGGATAGGCGGTTTTGCATGACTTCGCGCTGCAACCGTAACGCCGACCGACCGACCGACTGAACGATAGCCGTCTGAACCTTGTCGCCGTAGGAGCGCAAGACCGCCGCCAAAACATCGCCGCCGATAAACTCCATTTTCAGCATTACACGCCTTTCCGTTTGTACTCATTGAGTATCGCAAACGCTGACGGGGGGATACCGCCCGACTCGCTGAATGTTGAAAACGAGATGGTTTCGCCTGCAAGCGTCTTGCTCTGTACGCCCTTGTTCTCGATTTCGTTCATGCGCTGCGTTGCAATAATCAAGATAGCTTCCTGAATATCGGCGGGTATGGTTTCATAGCCCGCGCGGTACGATACCTCAACGTTTCGGATTCCCTGCGCAAAACAGGCATGGCGTATCAGCAGCCAGTTATCAAAATCCCAGTCGTTCGCCATGCGCCCGTTGATTTTTACAGACGACACGGACAAGACAGGGTATTGATTCAAAACGATGCGGTTTTTGCCGTTGCCGTTGTAACGCTCGACGTAGTCAGCCGCTTCGAGTTTGCGCCCGATGTAGGCTTCAACAGCCGCCGATACCCCGTTAAGCAGGGTTTGGAAATATCCGTCCTGCTTATCGTGGGTAACGCCCAACCGCTGCTTGAATAAATCAAGAGAGACAAGGGCGGTCATTGTTATTCAGCCTGTTCAGTTTCGGCAGGTTCTACCGCTTCAACAGTTTCAGCCTGTTCGGCTGGCTGTTCTACCGGCTGCTCGGTTTTGGCTTTGCGTCCGCGCTTGGCTTTTTCAGGCTCTTCGGTTTCGGCAGTTTCAGCCGCAACGTTACCAAAGCCGAACTGATAAAGGAATTGCGCCGCTTCGGCGGGTACTTCCACGATGCGGTCTTCGCCTACCGTATAGCTTTGGCTGCCGAAGGAAACATCGGTAAAGCCCTCAGGTGCTTGTAATTTAACCATTTCTGTCATTTTGATTCTCCAAAAGAAAAGGCCGCCTGAATTTCAGACGACCTTGTTAGGGTTAGGCGGCGTTGGTAATCATACCGAACGCAGGCATGAACATACCTTGCAACACTTCGTCAGCGTAAACGCCATATTCATACATACGGGTACGCAGCGGCCATTCGATTTGGTAATACTCTTGGCGCGTGCGCACTTGCAGCAGATTGCCGACGCCTTGAACGTAGGCAGGCAAACGGGTCGAGTAGAACAGGTAAGTACCAGCCGGCAAGTTCGGGTGTACCACGATGTTAAGTTCGTCGCCTGTGATTTTGTTCAGGTACGAACCAACAACCACGCCCGCGCGGATGCTTGCGGCGTTGTCAATATCCACCTTAAGCTTAATCAGCGGCGCACCGCCGTTGCCAATAATCAGCTTGGTCAACGCAGCCAAATCGCGGGCGTTG